CTGCAAGTGCCGATCCTAGATTTAGATTCTCCCCTATAACCACCTTGCCAGCCTTGGCGGTTCCGCCCGTGTTTTTTATCCTCACGGTAACAAGCGTGTCACTGTAGCTGGTAAAAACAGAGCCAAACCCATTAACTCTGAAGATAAAAGGCGCATATCGGTATTGAAATCTATTAATAATAGGAGAGTTATCAGTTAGAGATATTGTCTCGTTTAAAAACTCGCCGCCAAACGTTGCTGACGTTGCTATTATTTGTATTTCGTTTGCCTCCATGCCAAATATAGCCACAGAGTTTACAAATCCTATAGACCCGCTACTGTCATATGTGTTCTCAATAAGGTCTGCGAATGCTGTCTGCTCCTGTATTACGTCGCTATACATGGCGTGTCGATTGGTCGGTCTTGCTACCGTCCATGTTGGCGGATCGGCAATAACGCCAATCTCAGGGTCGTCGTTGTTTGCATCTATGGCAGATTTATAAACAAGATGGGTGTTGGCGCTCCACGCCTCCTCACCGGTATTAAACGGCCCTGAAACCCATTCTGTGCCGGGGTCTTCTGGGTTTATGTTTGTCGTAGAGCCGGTTATATCCTCCGGCAAGATCACTCTAACATCCATTAGGCCACCTGCTGCCTTACGTTGAATCCTGCGCCATTAAACGCCTCTGTAATCGCCTCATGAACCTCATCTTGTCGGTCAATCATGCGATCAAATCCAGCGGTCACAACTGAGTTAACCCCCATAACCGCATTCACAATACTACTAACGTCTATTGTAACAGGCTGACGGAATAAATCCGCAGGGTTCATACCTGAGTTAAGCGCGTTTACAGCAGATCCACCCATGTTTGATGTAGCCATCGGATTTAAAACCGCCTCTTGACCATGAACTATTCCCCGAACCTCTCCGATACTACCTCCGGTTAGTCCGCCTGAATTAAACCCTGGAAGACCTAATACTGCCGCTATCTCGGCGGGAGTCAAATCAACACCGCTGGCTTGAGCTGACGCAGTTTCTAGCGGCTGATTGAATGCCCCGGTATCAATAACGCCGGTAGATCCAGACGGGCCAGTAAACGTAGTTGCTACCCCTGTGCTGCTACCTACCTGACTAATAATTGAACCGCCAGAAGGAACGCTTGCCGCCCCAGCTTGAGATGCGGGAAGTTGAGACAGAGAGTTAGACAGTGCAAGGAGCGCATCAGCAACGGACATTACAGAATTATCGATTCCTAGTAGCGCGTCAAGCTGTGCCTGATTTGCAGAAATGGCATTATCACGCTCTTCTATCAGCAGTTCAATTTGCCGGTCTGCGGCCTCATTTGCCTCTGACCTGCCGTCTTCCAGCTCTAGCAGCGTTTTTTCTTCAACAGATAGTTGCTGCCCGGCTTTTTGCTCTAATGCCTTAATCTGGTTTGCGGCCACGGCCTGAGCAAAAGCGAAATCTTCCTGCGTTCTAAATTGATCTTCGGAGATATTGGTTAGATCTCCAAGCAATGATTCCAGTTCATCACTACCTGGAAGCGTACTACCTGCGATAATAGCCCCAATCCTTGAGCTGGCCGCTTGCTGTCTAGCTATATCTATTTCTAGCGATGACGCGCGAACAGCCGAGGCGGAAGATTTAAGTAGTCGCTGGATGTCCTTTAGGTTTGATATCGTGCTTTTTGCCGCTTCTTTTCGCTGGTCAGAAAGATCATCTTCATCTTCCTGCGTGCTTCTAATCGCGTCAATCTGATCTTGATATCTATCAGTCAATCTATCCGCTTCAGCAGCAACGGCTTTCTCTGCGTCAGATTTAGCCCTGTCAACTTTAGCCTCGAAATCAAATAATTCAGCGGCGGTTTCTTTCACTGATTCAGCGATGGTTTCAACGCTATCAACGAATTCATTCACAGACAGTCCAAACCCGTCAGCAAGTGCAGCCAGGTTCTCGGGTGTCTGGTCAATTCCGCTAATCGTAGCCAAAAACTCCTCAATGCCATCAGCAGTTAAATTCAAGTTTTCAAGCGCTCGGTCTTGCTCAGAAACACCGCGCAGAGTGTCGAGCAGATCACGTAACCGGCTTATATCCCGGTCGTTAAGGCCAATATCTGCAACTGATTGAACTATATCAACAACATCTTTTACAGGCTCAACTGGCGGCGGCGGTAGTTTTGCAATGGCGTCGTATGCGTTGAATGCACCTAGGAGCCCGTCAAACCTGTCTTTTAATGCAGCCTCGTCTGACTCTGTGATAAGGTCAAAGAATTGCTGGAACGATAGCGCACCGCTTTCCAGTTTCCCTTTCCAGTAATCTAGCCCGCCCTGATCCGGCAATCGGCCTAGAACGTCTTGGTAAACCTGTGCAATCTGAATCCCTGTGTCGCTCAGGGGTTCGACCAGCGTTAAACCCGCAGTTGTCGCTGAATCATAGGCCGCCTCAAGCTCTTCGGCAGATACGCGCATGCCGCCGATGAAATTAATAACACCGCGAAACTCTTCTTTAATACCGGACATTATCCCTTGCAGGTTTTGACCAGACTGAGCGCTATCTACAGTGACAGATGACACATCGATTGTTTCTTCAAGCTTTGACAGTGAAGACTCAATGATGGCGTTTGAATCTTCAATCGCATTTGCTGCAGCCTCTGACAGCCTGGCCTGATCGGTGATCGCGCTGGAGTATTCAGATAAAGCGTCGGCAGCAGCAAGGTACCTTACCAATCCTTCGTCAGAAAAAGCGTCTGAATCTTTGAATCTCTCGATAGAGTCCCGCAGCGTTTCAAAACTAGTTTCCGTTGTAACCCCTATACTGCTGAATTTCTCAAGATCAATAACTGCCGATTCAATTGCGGACTCCACCTGCTCAGAAGCTGAAAAAAAGTTTTCCTCGTAATTTGACGTAAGCCTATTTAACTCCGCCCCGGCATTCTCCATGCCAACCCCAGTTAAATCATCAACTACTGAGAGCAGGGATTGAGTAAAATCAGCAACAGCCTCGACATCTGCCGTATTAAATCTTGACGTGAACTCTGACAGCTCATCGTCTAGCGCTGCCGCCTCTTTGAATAGCGATCTTAGCTCACCTTTAATGCCTTTAATCGCGACGATATCAATACTGGCATTAAGAACCTCAAGCTCTGACTTTAACGATTCGTCTAGCTCGGCAATCTCTTCTCTTCTGGAAAACAATGCATCAAACTGGTCAGTGTATAACTGTTTGAGCTCCTGTGTCTGCGCATCTATTTTGCTCGTGGATTTAGATGAAAGATCGATAGAGTCTAATGCTGAAAGAACCTCTTTTGCATCATCCGACAGCCTGATAAACGTCTGTACAGACTGCTCGCCAATCCTGCCAAAATCCTCAAGAGCTCCGAAAGCCGCTTCCGACGCTTGGTTAGAAAAATCAGAGATAACGGTATTAAGGTCCCCGTTTTTTACTTTTATCTCGCCAGTAAACTCATCTATACCCGCACCCAGGGATTTTGCTGTATCGGATAGGCTGCCTGATACGGAATCAAACGTATTTTGTATGACCCCTATCGTCGCATCATCTACAGCATTTCTGTACGTGGTCGTCCGCTTATTCCATAGACTCGTCTTCTTGATCGTTTTTGTACTGAACGCTTGCGCGATGGTGTCGCTAACAATATTTACATCAAAGCCTTCTCCGACCTTCTGTTTTGAAGTGGTTAGCAATCCACCAATAGCACCACCTGCCTGCGCCCCCTGTGAGGCTCCTTTAGCGCCGCCAAAATAAGCGCCGATTGCCGTACCGATCACCGTACCTGCTTTCTGTAGATCGCTTTGATTGTCGCTGGCAAGAGATCCAATTGCTGCGCCAATAGCGGAACCGACTTCACCTCCTATCTGCTCACCGATCATTGCACCCACAGATGTAAAATCTTGACGCCCAAGAGAGCTGCTTAGCGCCTCTGCAAACTCAAACCCGGTTTTCTCTCCAGCGACACCGGCCTCGTCACCTAGCCCTCCAAGCTCTGCCGCCAATTCCCCAAGTCGTTTCTTGTTAGCGTCAAATACCTCCTGCGACATCAAGCCGAGGTCAAATAAACGTTTTGCCTCGTCGTATTCTCTGATAATAACGCGAACAGGTTTAGCTAAGTCCTTAAATCGTTCTGCTGCGGCTTTGTTTTTGTCGTTTAGCTTATTCTGGGCATTTAATAGCTTTAACGCCTCTGCTCCAGACTTCCTATACGACTCCTCCTTCTTTTTCTCTGCGCTCGATACACCAAGAGACGCCTTTCTTTCTTTCTCGTCAGCAATAGCCTTGGCTTCGATCTCTTTTCGAATGGCTTTTAATTTGGCCTTGAACTGTTCAGAGTAAGCCGGGCTATCTGCAAGATCATCAAGCGCCTGAATCTGCTCTTGTAATGATTTGTTTACAGATTCATTGGCATCTTTTATGTCGCCCGATGTCACTGTGAAATTTGCAACTTGATCACTAAAGGAGGCAAGCGATTCAGATGCAGCCCTGAACCCATCTGATACTGAGCCGGGAGTTATGTCAGCTAACGCACCAGTAATGATGCTCCAGCCCTCAGCGACATTCTCAAGCACGACAAGTAATGGTTTCAGTGCAAAGTTGACAAGCCCTGCCACAGCGTCGGCAGATTCTGCCATGGCACCAGTGGCTAGGGATGCAATCTGAGTCCATCCTATACCAACTAACCGCAGGCCCATTTCTAAGGTTTGCACTACATCAAGCAAGACCCCAATGGCATCAATGCCAAATTTAACAAATGACTCAATATCGCCTTTATCGAACGAGTTAATCATCTGTTCTATTTTTTCTTGAACAAGGATGACGGCCGGGGATAAGTTGGCAGCAAGCAACCTGGTTGCTCCGCCAATAGCGCTGCCCATGCGCTCGAAACTTTCGGACGCTTCGATTAATGCGGTATTGTCGAAAGAGGATAGGGCCTGTCCGGTCTCCAGTGATTTATCTAAAAGCCTGTCTAGTTCTTCTGTGTTATCCGTTATCAACGGCAACATAAGGGATAGGTCGTTAGCCAAAGACTCAGCAAAGAATACTTGCTCGCCTCTACTTTCAACCTCCTTTAATGCCTCGCCAATTTTACGAAGCTGATCAGCTGGGTCTAGGTTTTGCAGGTCTTTTGCGCTTACCGAAAGCTGCTCGAATATATCCGCGCCTTCACCTCCACCTGTGGTTAAAAAATCACCAACTTTATCCGACACATCTTTTAGTGCTTGACCCATATCATCAGCAGAGATGCCAACTGTTTTAGCTGCCGCTTGGAATTGCTGCAGCTTGGTTGTACTGATGCCCAGAGATTTTGCAAGATCGTCGTTTTCTTTTACCTGCTGACCAACGACAGCAACTAGACCTGCAACAGCGGCGGCAGCGGTTGCGGCCACTTGTGCAACTTTACCGACACCTTTAGCAAGTGAAGCAAGCTGCGGCTCAGACTTTGCCCCAGCCTTTCCG